GCCGACGTCAGCTGGGTGCCCATTCCCAGCTAGATGACTTGCGGTCCTTAGGACTTCGGACCGTTCGAGCATTCGCCTTTTCCAGGCGTACGCCACGAGGAATTTTCCCGTGACCACTCTCTCCTAAAGAACGCAATCTCCAGATGAAATCCTCGATAGAAATCACTTCCTCCGAGTCATCCCTCTGATAGAAAGTCCTATCACGCCACCACAAGGTGAGATAATAGAAACCACTGATTGTATCAAGATCAGTGACCGCCTTCGGTCTGAGACTCGTGAAGACGTCTACAGGCCCCCACAGTTGATCGCGATGGGTAGTAACTGAGTCACGATCGGAAAACCAACCGATCGATCTCTCGTTACGAACACCGGAATCAAAGAGCATAGACGGTTGACCATACGTGTGAACGTAATGGGACCGCTTTTGCTTTCGCGACCGCACGCGTCGAAGTTCACCCTTAGCAATAAAGGGTTTCCGAGAACGTGCATCACGCAAATAACTTCTATACAGCTGTTTATAGCCGTACAGGTAAGCTAAGTTCGTGTGATCCCGAAGGGATTCAAGATAGGCAGCATCGGCAAGACTGGCTTTCGCCAGTATCGGTAATTTGCAACGAAGCGGTGTTACATCATAACCGCCTATTGCATATCTACCGCATGACTCGCGAACCGGAATTGAGCCGATAAAGCTCTTATTCACGTTTACGACAAGCCCCAAACGCTGTAGTATATCAACAGCGATCAGTGCGGCTGAATCGGGTAGGATGATATCGTCGCCATAAACACGGATGCCACGCATTGCCCATAGGAATTGCTTCCTAAAGCCGTGCGGGGTTAAAACCGTTTGTAGGCGTTCCTGCCAAGTTAGGTCAGGTTCGTCCGACGTGAGTCGCAATATGGTTGCCCAGATCGCGATAGCAACAAATATCGTTGTCTGTACAGGGAAGGTAAGTGCACTTCCCATGCCATCGTACATGGACGTTTCGACTACTCCTTTGCCTACTTTACATTCCCAGGAGCGTGCCAGCATTATATAATGCAGGGTATCTCCAGAAAAGAGGTTGCAGACAAGATCGACCGACACCGTGTCGGAAGAATCTTTGAGGTCTATCGTCGCAACGCGGCGTTCGCCGTTTTCCGGGTTGGAACCACTCAATGCCAGTTCCCGTGAGGGAGTCTGGTCACTGAATTTCGTGAAGAGAGATAAGTTATCCTCTCGAACCAAATCGGTCTGAGCGTACCAGCAATATTTCAGCCCTTGCTGAGCGAATTGATCCTCAGGGGGCATCATAGTGATAGGTCTCACGCTCCCTATATCTTTAGGAGCTTCTCTATATTCCGCCCTTCTCTTTCGAGTGGACAGACCATCAGGAGATAAAGGACCTTCTGGTGAATATCGAAGGAGCAAGGCAGTTTGGTAAGACGACCGAAACTTTTCGTTCTTACTAGGGACTGTCTTGGCACCGCCTGCGGTGCTACCGGGCCCGTGGGCACCGACGAACTCGGGATAAAGTTCGAATAACCATCCAACGATATGACGTAGCGGATGAATTAAATCCGCTTGAAACGTCACGGGGATTGGCTCTAACTGACGACCAAGCCAGGCAATCTTTGCCGATTTGGATAGATCAGGTCGAGTCAACGGCAATTTAGACAGGAAAACGTGCCAGCCAAGGATATATTGGCATAGCCTGTAGTTCTCCCCGGTTATCACCGATCCAGATAGATGGGCGCAAGCCCCCCAAAGGGGACTGACGCGCAGTTCATCCGACGCATAGAAAACAGTGCGTCCTTCCGGATCAACCGAAAAGCATTTCAAGAAAGCTAGGGCTAGTCCTTTTAGC